GTTGTGTCAGCGGGTGAACCTGGCGGCGGTGTCGCCGTTGCCGCGCTGGCCGCATGTGCGTGAGCCGGGTTCTACGGCGCCTGTGGGCGCCCCTACGGGCTTCGCGGTGGATGTGTCGTGGGATCGGTCGCGGGCGTGGATCGGCGCCGCTGTGCGCCTTCCTGACGGCCGTACGCATCTTGAGGCTGTCGCCAGCGATGAGGGCACCGAGTGGGTGTTGCCGCGACTGCGTGAGTTGTGCGAGCGGTGGTCGCCGGTGGCGGTCGGTCTGCAGGCGTCTGGTGCTCCGGCGTCGACGTTGCTGGGTGAGCTCGAGGAGTTCCTCGACGTGCCGGTGGCGGCGATCGGCGGCGCTGATCTGGCGCGTGCGTGCGGGTCGATGTTCGACGCGGTGGCGAATGGCACGGTGCGGCATCCGGGTCAGGAGCCGATCGACTCCGCTGCCCGCCATGCGTCGATCCGGCCGCTGTCGGACGCCTGGGTGTTCGACCGTAAGCGTTCCCCGGTGGATATCGCCGGCCTGATGGCCGAGGCGATGGCGCTGTGGGTGTTGTCCACGATCAAGCCGAAGCCGAAGCGCACGGCACCGAGACGTATTAGATGACGAACAGGAAGGGGTCAGCGTGATTCCGTCGACCCCGGAGCAGTGGCTGTCCCTGCTGACCGCACGCCTGGATGCCCGCCAGTCGCGGCTTTCGGCGTTGCGTGACTACCTGGCCGGCAACCCGCCGCTGCCTGAGGGCGCGGTCAACGACGAGACCGCCTACCGGGACTTCCAGTTGAAGTCGCGTACGAACTTCGCCGAGCTGGTGGTGGATGCTGTCGCCGAGCGGATGCGTGTCGGCGGTTTCCAGGTGGGCACGACCTCCGACGATGACGATGCGGCGCGTGCGGTGTGGCGCGACAACATGCTCGACGTCGGCTCTGCGGACATCCACCGGGACATGCTCGCGGTTGGTGTGGCGTATGCGGTGCTGACGGGTGACCGTCGCGTGATGGTGGAGGCGCCCGAGTTCTGCATCACGGATGACGATCCGCGCACGAAGTTGCCGCTGGCAGGTCTGATCGTGTGGCGGGACACTGCCGCCGGCATGGATTATGCCGACCTGCTGCTGCCGCGTACGGTGCAGCGGTTCTCCCGCGAGATCCCCGATTCGCAGATGCTGGTGACGAAGGGGTCGTTCCATGCCCGTCGGCCGGTGATTTCTTCAGCGCGAACCCGATCGAGGTGACACGGTCGTGGAATCAGGGCCAGTGGGAGCCTGAGACTGCGCCGATGATTCACGGCTACCGCGAGGTGCCGATCGTGAAGTTCGCGAACCGTGACGAGGTCGGCGAGTTTGAGCGGCACACGGATCTTCTCGACCGGATCAACTGGGGGCTGTTGCAGCGTCTGGTGATCACGGCGACGCAGGCGTGGAAGCAGCGCGCGATCAAGGGTGAGTTGCCGACGCATGACACCGAGGGCAACGAGATCGACTACGGTGCGGTGTTTGCCCCCGGCGCCGGCGCGCTGTGGACACTGCCTGACGGTGTCGACATCTGGGAGTCGTCTCAGACTGACATCGGCCCGATCCTCACCGCGATCAAGGACGACATCCAGCACCTCGCGGCCGTCACCCGGACGCCGATGTCGACGTTCATGCCTGGTGGTGAGAACCAGTCCGCGGAGGGCGCAGCGTTCGCCCGTGAGGGTCTGGTGTTCAAGACGGAGGACCGGATCGCGCGTGCGTCGAGTGCGTGGGATCGGCTGATGCGGTTGGTGCTGGACACCGATGCGGTGGTCACGAAGTGGATGCCGGCCGAGCGCCAGTCGTTGGCTGAGCGCGGCGATGCCGCCAGTAAGGCGCAGGATCTGCCGTGGCGTACCCGCATGGAGACGATCTGGCAGTTCTCCGGCGAGGAGATCGACCGGATGGAGGTCGAGCGCGCGGCTGAGGCGCAGACCGCCAACGGCGGCGACGGGATCCGCGCGCAGGCAGAGATGGTACAGAAGCTGTACCTCGGTGCAGGGAAGATCATCAGCCCCGATGAGGCCCGGGTCGCCCTGCGCGCTGCCGGCATGTCCCTGCTGACGGCACCCCCGAAGAGGCTGTCAGCGCTCTTGTCGCACAGCCGAAGCAGCGTCAGATTCGCACGGAGACAGACGAGTCCGGCCGGATCGTCGGACTAACTGAGGAGATCGCATGAGCAAGTCCAATGCCACCGAGTCGGACTTCCTGTCGCTGACGTTCACGGCGACTGCTTTGCCGTGGGCTGCCGCGACGGAGCTCGACATTCACCTGCACACTGCTGACCCAGGCGAGGCGGGGATCTCGACGACGTCGGAGGCGACGTACACGTCTTACGCGGCGGTGACGGTTGACCGGGCAGCGACAGACTGGACGGTGACTGGCAACACTGCCACTAACGACAACCTGATTCAGTTCCCGCAGTGTACGGGCGGGTCGAACACGATCACGCACGTCAGTATCACCCCGCAGGGGTCGACGCAGATCCTGTACAGCGGCGCGCTCAACTCGTCGCTGGCTGTGTCCAACGGCATCCAGCCGCAGTTCGCGGCCGGTGCCTTGAGCATCACCGAGGACTGACGTGGGCGGGTTCTCCCGCTTCGGCGACATCGACGACCGCAAACTCTGGTACGGGATGTGGCGTAAGACGACGTCGGTGACGGCGGTGACGCAGCAGTGGTACGACGATTCGATGCTGGCGGGTATCCCGGCGGCGAACTTCTACGCATCGGCGCCGCTGGTGTCGGCGACGTTGGACGCCAACGACGGTATCCGGCATTGGCGTCTGGAGGATGGCGCGTCGGAGCATCTGCTTGAGGCGATGGTGTTCGGCAATGCGGGCACGCTTGAGGCGCCGGCACAGTTGTTGTTCTGCGACTGGCTGCTGTACTACCCGTTCTTGGACGGCGACTCGGCCGACGCGCAGGATCTGACGAACACGGTCAGCCTGCCGCGCTACACCGACGGCAAGGGTTTGCGGGCGTTCATCGTGGCGCAGGGTTCCGGCAGCGGTGTCGGGTCGTTCACGTTGTCGTACACGAACCAGGATGGCGTCAGTGGCCGGACGTCGACCGGGTCGGTGGTGACGCCGACGGCGTCGGGGTTCATCTTGACGTGCAGCAGCGGTACGTCGTCGAACCGCATGGAGCCGTTCATCCGGCTTGAGGGCACTGACACGGGCATCCGTTCTGTGGAGCAGTTCACTTGGACTGTGCAGCCCGGCGGTATCGCGGCGTTGGTGATCGTGAAGCCGTTGGCGCATCTGTTGTATGCGGAGATCGGCACGGTCGCCGAGCAGACGTACTACCCGCGCTTCCCGAAGATCGAGTCCGGCGCCTATCTGAACGTGCTGCGTTCGCAGGTGGGCGCGACGCCTAACGCGCGGACATTCACCGGACTTGTTACCACGATCAGGAGTTAGACAATGGGCTTCTCGTCACTCGACGACTTCATCGCCAGCGTCACCGTTGACGGCAAGTTCAACCGCTACGACTGGAACAAGATCACCGGCGCCGCCGCGTACACCGCGGGCCGCTGGTATGACCTGTCGGGTCTGGCGGGCAACCCGCCGGCGAACGCCTGGTCCGGCACGGCGCTCAACGCGCAGGCGCCGAACGACACCAGCGGCTTCGGCATGTACCACGGCGGCGACGTGTCCACTGAGACGAAGCACATCCTGAACGTGGCGGCGATGTCGTCGGCGGCGACGGGTGTGCCGAGCATCTTGATGCTGGTGGATCTGTGCCTGTACTACCCCGGCTTGAACATGAACTCGGCGACCCGTCAGACGTTGGTGAATTCGACGACGTTGACCCGGTACACCGACGGCAAGGGTTTGCGGTCGTGGGTGACGGCGACGGCGACGTCGGGTGCGACGGCGCACAACTTGGACAACGGTGCCGGTACGGGTACGGAGTATGTCGACCAGGACGGCAACACGGCGGTACATCCTGGGACGATCTCGTTCACGGCGTCGGCGATCGTCCCGCACATCAGCCATTCGGGGACGGCGGCGAACAACTACGGCCCGTTCCTGCCACTGGCCGCAGGCGACTACGGCGTCCGGTCGTACAACTACTTCAAGTTGTCGGCGGCGTCCGCGTCGGCGTCCACCGCCGCGCTGTGCATCGGCAAGCCGCTGTGTGTCATCCCGTTGACGACGGTGTCGGTGATGACCGAGCGGGACTTGATGAACCAACTTCCCTCACTGCCGCAGGTGCAGGACGGCGCGTGCATCGTGCCGCTGCTGTACGCCGGTGGTGCGGTGGCGGCGTCCACGAACTTCTACGGCGCGGTTGAGACCGGCTGGAGCTGACATGCTGGTCGGTTCGCATCTGCGGGTGCAGTTCGCGAACGTGCGCGGCACCGCCTACGGTTCGGGGTTGTTCACCCCGGCGTTGCAGTATCACGCGTGGCGTGACGCGGGCCGGGAGAAGAACCGCTTCACTGGCGGTGCGATGGCGGTGAATGCTGCCGCGCCGTTCGGCTACCTGGCGCCGTACATGTGGTTGATGCCGCTGCGCTC